GAGTCCCGCCCTTTTATCGGAGTTCTTTGAAATTAATGAAATTTGGCAGGATGCTAAAGCACATGGGAGTTTATCGCCCCGCAGTGCACCCAGTGTCGAGGGCAAGTCGTACCTCTGATAAAGGTTGGCAACATTCATGTTAGCTGTAAAAATTCGACACCCTGCCAATATAACGGGCGCATGGTCAAGCGAGGCAAGAGGCGAAAGCGAGTTGTCCAAAAACCTAAACGCCCGTTAAACTTATACAATGCCCCCGGAATATAAAAAGTGGCTAATCCGGTTGAGATTGCAGACGGGGGCCGGCAACAACGAACGTAAGCCCGGCCCCTTTTATAAAAAGACTATGGCAGACTACACATATATTGGCAGTAAGATAACAGACGAAGCATATAAGGGGAAACCGTGCAATGCTGTTCGCAGAAGAGACGGGAAATGTATCAGGGGTAAAAATGGGAGTATGCTTGTCGAATTTGACGGAGTGAGGGTTAATGTAATAGGGAGATTATTAAGGCGAATAAAATAAAATGGCAAAAGCAATTTTAAAATATGACTTATCTGATCCTGATGACAGGCTGGAACATCTGCGGGCTATCAAGGCAACTGACATGGCACTTGTCATCTGGGACTTCGTTTACAACTCAAAAAAGGGCATGGAGTACCAGATAGAGGAATACAAGTACGATGCCTACACGGTGCTTGACAAGATGCTTGAAATCTTCTCGGAGAAGCTTTATGAACACGGGATAATAATTGATGACTTGGTGGTATGAGAAAGGTAATCAGTGTAGCATTTCGGGAAGGGGAAAGCGTTTATCTCAAGGCAGCCCCAGAAACAGTCAGAATAGTGTCCAGTTATCTTGTCAGGCAGAAGTCAGTCACTTATGGACTTGCGAAGGAAGATGAGGAAACCTGGCATCAGGAGTGCGAGATTGAAAGGCTTCGGGGGAATGTGGTGATAAGAGGGTTTGGAAGATGAAGGCTCTAATTATTAATTTCAACAGATTAACGCTTACGATTAACACGGCTGATTGGTGCGCCTCGCACGGGATTGAGCCGATAATCATTGACAACGCCTCCGATTACGTTCCACTCCTTGATTATTATAACCATACACCTTATCAAGTTCTTAGACTATCGAAGAACTACGGGCATAAAGTACTTTGGGATTACCCGGTACTTCAGAAACTTGGCATAAAAGAACGGTTCATATATACTGATCCCGATTTAGATTATACGGGCATACCTGATGACTTCCTCGAAGTTTTAAATAAGGGACTTGACAAGTACCCTGTTAGCAAGTGCGGTTTCTCATTAGAGATTAATGACCTTCCAAATGATAAGGAGGGTAATTTCATCCGCTTTGGCCCGGAGGCTCCTTATTGGCAAAAGCCCTTAGATGAGATGTATTTTGATGCCTTAACAGATACTACATTTGCCCTTTATCGTTACCCTTTGAAAGAGTTTGGATATTCGGCAGTCAGAACTAACAGGCCATATACCTGTCGGCATATCCCGTGGTACTACAGGGATTATATGTCACTTCCGGAAGATGAAAGGTACTATTATCAGACAGCGCAGACAGAAGTTTCTTCGACAATCAAAAGATTAAGGAAATGCGGACGGCTATAGTGCTTACATACTATGAACGGAAGGTTCAACTTCAGAATACTATCAATTCACTGCATCAGTACAAGGGGAAAGACATTGTTATTGTCGTTGTTGATGACGGATCTATAAAAGAGCCGGCCAGTGAGTTGCTTCTTGAAAGTGGTATATTCCCTGCAAATGTTTTATGTGTAAAAAATAAGTCATGGGTTAATTCATCGGTCCCTTATAATATGGGTTTGGAGGTTGCCCTTGAATACAAGCCTGACATCATTTTAATTCAGAATGCAGAGTGTTATCATGCCGGTGATATTATAGGCCACGCAGAAAAGAACCTCACAGAATCAAATTACATAAGCTACGGCTGCTATTCTCTCCCGAAGGATAGCGAGATACCACCAAAGACGATGTGGCCCGTAGGGGCTTCATTTGACGGTGAGGGGGCATGGTACAACCATCCAATTTATAGAGCTGTTGGGTATCATTTTTGTTCCGCTATCACACCGGCTAATTTGAAAAAGGTTAACGGCTTTGATGAACGGCTGAAGGATGGCATAGCTTATGAGGATAATGTTTTCCTTCACCACGTCCGAAACCTGGGTCTGAAAGTCGAGATAACAGATGACCCTTATGTGTTTCATCAGTACCATTACGAAGAAAAGAACCGAGACCCGGAACTGATACGTAAGAATGCAAAGCTGTGGAATTACATCCGCACTTTAAACGAAAAGAGGGCTGTTCATAAAATAACACCTGACCTATGATAACACGTTTGATGATATGGGTAACGTCTGATTGCTCGCTTAACTGTCGGTGGTGTTCGCAAAAATACACCCGACGCAAGCATGAAGGCTATCAGATGTCAATTGATGAAATAGAATACATTGTCAACAACTGCCAGCGTCGGGGATTATATTTTGATGTCATTGAGATAACAGGAGGTGAACCGTCGTTATGGGAAAACCTTGAATATGGAGTAAGAAGGTTTGGTTATATCTGCGACACCGTAACTTTAGTGACAAACGGCAATAACCCGGAGAGGATTAAATCACTTGGATTGAAAGAATGGATAGTATCAACTTCACAAGCCACAGGGGAGCAGTTAGAATCTTATAAGGACACCCCCGCAATTTACAACACGCATGAACACAGGGAGCCTCCGACAGAACCACTTGAAGATGTATTACCGGCTGATTGTTGTGTGTCATTAACCCCTGACGGGGCCTGCCCTCAGAATCTTATCATGTATCTGAAGGGAAAAGTTTATTACTGCTGTAATGCTTACGCCTTGTCAGAGTTTACAGGGGAGGAAGGAATAGTCTGCTCGTTTGAAGATGACTTTAATGTTTTATTCTTAGATAAGACTTACGACAAAGAGATTTGTAAATACTGTATTTGTAACCATAACGTGTGGAACCGGTTATGATACCAAAAAAATGTCATCTGTATTGGGATGGTTCGCCAATGAGTTGGTTAAACCTTATGACTATTGATTCGTTTCATAAGTATAACCCGGATTGGGAGATTACCGTTTACTTAACAAAGCAGTCACCGGCAGAGATGGGGAAGAACACTTTCGTACCGGATTACACCGGCCCTGATTATCTTGACAGACTTGTTAATTACAATTATGTAGATATTAAGATAATTGACATTGAGGATTATGATGTACCGATAGAGGCTCATGCCTGTCAGGGATCGGATAACTTCAGAAGGGCTATCTTATTTCAGGAAGGCGGGGTATATTCTGATTTTGATACTATATGGTTAAAACCAATTTCAGATATTGAGAAAGTTGAATGTATTGGAAACCCGAAGGACTTTGAGTGTACGGTATCGTTTTACAAGATGACTTATGACTTTCATAATGTTTCAAATTTGATAGCAGAGAAGAACAGCCAGTTTATTAAATCACTTATTGACTTTTCAAAACTGATAACCCCGGCTGAGATAAAAGCCAATCACCAGGCATTAGGATCTGCGATGCTTAACAGGCTTTATCCTTCACTGTCAACTATACTTCCGAGGTTTCCTCGTGTGTTGGCTATTCCGTATGATACATTTTATCCGTTTTCAACCTACCATCTTGAGACATTATTCCAGCACAATAATCTTTCGTTCCTGACGGACAACACCCTTTGTGTTCACTGGTTCAATGGTAATAAGCTGGCGAAGGATTATATCAACAGGGAAGATTATTCCCGTAAGTGTTCAATGACTTCAATCCTGAAAAGAGAGGGTTATATATGAGAACACTCCAGATCATCTGTGTTGCCTATCAGAGGCCCAAAGAGATAAAGCTACTTATTTCCTCTTTTATTGTTCAGACTAATCCTAACTGGCTCTTATATATCATTCACGACGGCCCGACACCGCAGGAAATTACTGATACTGTAACAGAATTTCAGGATGAGCGTTTAATACTATGTGAGTCGAAGATCAGAAAGGGCAAATGGGGGCATCCTAACCGTAAGATGATGCTCGAAAAGATAAAATGTAACCCGGATGACCCGATTCTCATAACTAACGATGATAACTATTATGTTCGAACGTTTGTTGACAAGATGCTGACAGGGATGACTAAGGCGGTAGGAATGTGTTACTGCGATATGCTGACTAACTATTGTGACTATGACGTGGTACACTGCGTCCCGACAGTAAACTATATTGACATGGGAGCTTTTGTTGTCAGAGCTGATATAGCAAAGAAGGTGGGATTCAATAGTGTCAAGCTGGAGGCTGATGGTATATACGCTGAAGAAGTGGTTAAGTATTGCAAGGAGAATAATTACAGGGTGCTGAAGATTGATAAGGTGCTTTTTATTCACAATTAGTAATTTATTGATAATCAAGTGGGTGCAAAGAAAGGAAATAAGAATGCTGAAGTTTGGACTTTGAAAGAAGCTCAGGAGTTATTTGATAAAGCACTTGAATTATCAACTCAGGATGATTATGACTTCATCGGAGAGATAGCCCGTGATCTTGGCACTTATAGAGACGTATTTACATATTTGGTAAGTAAGTTCTCGGAGTTGGAAGACTTGTATAGTCGTATTTTATCTAACCTTGAGGCCAATTGTTTTTCGCACATTAAAAAGGGAAAGATCAAAGAAGCATCGGGGATAATGAATTTAAAGTCTAATTTCAAGTGGACGGACAGACAGGACCACACCGTAAGTGGTGGTGTGGAGTTACATTTTCCCGAACAATTTAAGAACGCATGAAGTATACCCAAAAGCAATTAGAGGCCGGTTTGTTGCTCAGCGAGGGCCCAAAGTATTGTCTTTTATACGGGGGCTCACGTTCCGGGAAGTCGTTTATCATCATTCATAACATCATTCTCAGGGCATTAAAAGAACCTGGTTCAAGACACCTGATTGTCAGATTTGCATTCAACCACGCCAAGCAATCATTATGGCATGATACCATTCCAAAGGTTATGCAGTTGTGTTTTAAGGGAGTGCCATCCACATGGAATAAGTCAGATTGGTTTATTGAATTTCCTAATGGATCTCAGATATGGCTCGGTGGTCTTGATGACAAGGACAGGACAGAAAAGGTATTAGGTAATGAATACGCTTCGATTTTTATTAATGAAGCATCGCAGGTAAGTTATGCCAGTTATGCCATACTATTAACAAGGCTGGCACAAAAGACGAAATTAGCGAACAGGATATTCCTTGACTGTAACCCCCCGTCAACTCAGCACTGGACTTATAAGCTGTTTATTCAGCACGTCAACCCTGACAGTAATGAACCATTAGACGGGAAGTATTACTCACACATGAGGATGAACCCGGATGATAACTTAGAGAACCTTCCGGAAGACTATATCGAGTCAGTACTTAACACCCTCTCCCACCGTCAGCAGAAAAGGTTCCGCTTTGGTGAGTTCCTTGATGATATTGAGGGGGCTTTGTGGACTTACGACATTATCGACAAGTACAGGGTGGCAGAGTTACCCTTAGATCAATATGGCAAGCCGGCATTAAAGACTATCGTCACAGCTATTGACCCGTCAGGTACTTCAACGCAGTCCTCAGATGAGGCAGGGATAGTGACGGCAGGGATAGGTTTTGACGGGCATTTTTACGTCCTTGATGACGTTTCAGGTATTATGTCACCTAACCAGTGGGCCACTTATGGGATAAGAAACCTGTATAAGTGGGAAGGTGACAGGATAGTAGCAGAGACTAATCAGGGGTGGGACATGGTTAAAGCTGTAATACATAACATTGACAAGACAGTAAGGGTGATAGATGTTGTGGCAAAGAAAAACAAGTTTGCAAGGGCTGAGCCCGTTGTCGGGCTATATGAACGGGGTCAGGTGCATCATGTGGGCCGGTTAGATAAGCTGGAGGATCAGATGACATCATGGGATAGTAGGGAGGCCAAAGAGTCGCCCGGACGTATTGATGCTTTGGTATATGCTATCACTGATCTGATGGGAAAAGGGAGGGCTTCATTTGTACTTAGGTGAAAAAAATTTGATAAATAAAATAGTTCTATGTATTAATATAATAGAATTAACGTTTAAATTTGGAAAGAAGCTTATGATATGGGTTTGATTGAGGCGTTAGGTAGAAGGCTTTTCAAGTCATATATAACTGATCTTCGCAGGTCGATTGGCAGCGAGGTCATCAGCGAGATGCTGAAGATGGTGCGGGGCCGGGCTATATACCCCCCTGATAACGTTGAGACATATATCGACAAAGGTTATCTGTTTAACCCTGTTGTTTATTCTATTGTCTCGTTTATTGCTCAGAAGGCCGGGGCTATCCCGTGGGGGGTGTATGAGGTAAAGAACAATAAAGCCCTTCACTCATACAAGTCAGCTAACTCGTATAATCTCAATACGAAAATCATCAAGACCAAAGCCCTTGTTGCACTCCCCGACCATGAGCTGAATGCTATCTTTTTAAAGCCTAATATCCTCCAGGGGTGGGCGGAGTTCTTTGAGCAGGTGGTAGGGTTCAAGTTGGTGACAGGGAATAGTTATATCCACATGATAGGGCCGACGGCGGGGCTGAATAAAGGATCAATAAGAGAGATGTGGAACATCCCCTCACAGATCATCAGACCCATCGCAGGGGGTCGCATGGAGCCTATTAAGGGATATAAATATCTTACTCAGGATGCTCCCATACCAGCAGAGCAGGTCATTCATCTCAAGTACTGGACACCGGAATACTTTAACGGTCAGAACC